GAAGAGAAGACCGCAAGTGTACAAGAGGCGGCACGCCTGCAGGCGGTTCGATTGGCCCTTGAAGAGACCCAACGATCACTTGGACAAACTCCGCCAAACCGCTGTCTGACTTGCAGGCGATGCCCAATAGCACCTCTCCCAGGACCTGAACTCGTTCCGTGGCTATTCCATTAGCCGTTTCGCCCTTGTTGCGGCCATAGAGCAGCCATTCCGGGGTGACGCCGAACGCCTTGGCGTAATCCTTGGCGGCTCGCGTGATCCCGCGCCCGCTGTTTTCGTGGGCGCGGTATGTGACCTCCTTCCATCCGAAACGCCGGGCGGCGTCTGCGGCTGTTTCAAAACCCGCTGCGGTGCGGGCCTGCTGTAGCCGCTCGTTTGGCTCGTCCATAATACCCGCCGATCTGATAAATCCAGGCTCCGGCTTGATAGCGGATGGCGCGATACAATGCGTCTTGACTGATGGCGCTACGTAACGTATCGTGCGCGGCATGAGATCAATCGAAACCATCTTTGGCGAGTTCGGCGGCCCTGCGAATTTGGGCCGCGCGCTTGGCATTTCGACTGAGCACGCCGGCCAGATGAGGCGGCGCAAGTCGATCCCTATTCGGTGGTGGCCCAAGCTCATCGAAGCATCCAATGCAGCCGGTCGCACGCTGACCGAAAGCGATCTCGTCGCCGCGCACATCGACGCGGAGAATTCACGCGCGACGGAGGCCGCCGAATGAGCGCGCAACTGATCAGCCTCGCGATTGTCTCCTTCTTCGCTGGCGCTTCGCTCGTCGCGATCTTGGGGGCGCGCAAGTGACCGGCGCGGCGCGCTTAGGGGACATTGGCGCCACGCCGGTCTTCGTCGCGGGGGCTGCGACGGTTCACAATTTCTCAGCTTCGCGCCGGTTCTTCAACGGCGGCGCGGAGGGCTTCCCCTTCCGGAAGTCCGACTGCCGGGCCTCTTGCTCGGTTTCCTCCCTGACTGACTTCCCCGGCGCTTCGGCGTCGGGGCCTTTCATGCGGAGTTGAGTCCTTAGTTTCTGCACGAGCCTTCGCGTCGCCAAACCGATGCTCGTGAATGTGTGCGGTGTGTCTGTGTCTGACTCTGCGTCGTCACTCTCCATGTCTCGAATATGGAGCAAGGGACCATGCAGAATTACACGAAGACAGGGGAGCGTAAGCCTATGAGTTCGGTGGTGGAAGCCAGCTATTTGCTTGATGAGATCGCCGGTGTCGGCGCTCCGGGCGAATACAAGAAAGAGGCTCAAGAGAGGGCTTTTCGCAAGCTGCGCACATCGCCAATCGAATGGACGCGCAACCGCATAGCCGACATCGCCAAACGCAGTGATCGCGTTCGCGTTTCGGCTGCTGAATTGGACGAACTACGCCGCGTGGCGGCCAAGGAAAGAAAAGATGCTGAGGTCATGGGTTTGGAAGCCATTGCGCGCCGTCTTGATCGCACGGACCCCGATTTTTATCGGCAGGAAGTTGCTGCGTTGCGGAACATCATTGGCCGACTTCGGCAGCAGGATCATCACTCGGGATAAAAGCTAAGGGGACACACATGTCAGGCTGGACCGACGATAAAGTCGAAACTCTAAAGCGGATGCACTTAAATGATCATTCGTTTTCTGAGATCGCCAACGCCATCGGCATGACGCGCAACGCCTGCATCGGCAAGGCGCATCGGCTTGGAATGAGCAAGCCGGTAGCGCCCGTGTTCCGAAAGAATATGGAAGCAACCGCGCGGGCAAAGCGAGTTGTGAAGGCTCTCGCGCAACACGCCGACGACGCGAAGGCGCGCAGGCTTGAGGTGCGGGCGCAACGTCTTCTCAAGATAGACGAAGCTTTCGGACCCTTGCCGGAATCGCGCCCTGTAGCGTTGACTGAAGCGCGCGAGTTTCATTGCCGCTGGCCGATTGACGGCGATGAGTTTCACTTTTGCGGCGCCATTCGCGAAAAGCATTCTTCCTATTGTTCAAATCATGTCCGCCTGTCGCTGGGCGTATCCTACAAGAGAGTGGAGCAAGCGGCATGAAGGACGGCTTCTGCATCCTTGGCGTTGATCCTGGCGCTTCCGGCGCAATCGCCTTTTACTTCCCGGCATATCCGGACCGCATCATGGTCGAAGACGTGCCGATTGCAGACGGCCACCTCGACGCGACGACGCTCTCGCGGCGCATCGCTCAACTAAAGCCCGACCTCGCAATCATCGAGCTTGTTGGCGCGATGCCAAAGCAGGGGCTTTCGTCCACATTCAAATTCGGCGTGTCGTTTGGCAAGCTGCAAGGCATCGTCGCCGCGCAACAGATCCCGTCGCACTTCGTCACGCCTCAGAAGTGGAAGAAACACTTTGGCCTGTCTGCCGACAAAGAGCAGGCGCGCGCACGGGCGTTGATCTTGTGGCCTTCGTGCGACGGCTTCGCGCTCAAGAAATCACACGGACGCGCAGAGGCGGCGTTGCTTGCGAAGTATGGCGCAGAAGTTGTGGTGCGGCGCAATGCGGAGGCGGCGGAATGACAAGCCCATTCGAGCGCTACGGCATCGAACACCTCTCGCCGTCCAGCATCAACGTCTTTCTTGCGTGTCCTGCGCTGTTTGTTCTTGAGAAAGTCCTGAAGCACAAGACGCCGGTCGGCTGCGCTGCGCATCGCGGCACGGCGGTCGAAGACGGCATCATGCACGGGCTGTTGAACGGCGCGGATGATGACGAGTGTGTAGAGGTCGCGCGCAAGACGTTCGCGAAGCGCGCGGCGTTCTCGACCGACCCAAGCCGCGAGAAGGAAGAAGCCAGCCTTGCAGGCATGGTGAAGACCGGCCTTGCTGAATTGCGGCCATACGGCAAGCCGTCAGCAACGCAGGGTCTTGTCTCGCACAACGTCGAAGGGCTGGCGGTTCCTATTATCGGTTACTTTGACGCCGAGTGGGAAGACCACGGCATCCTGCTCGACCTCAAGACGACGCACGCCGTCCCGTCGAAGATCAAGACAGGCCACGCGCGCCAGGTGGCGCTTTATGCGGCGTGCCGTGGCAACAATACAGATCTTCGTCTGTCCTACTGCTCGACCAAAAAGATCGCGACTTACCAACTCGAAAACGCGCGCGATCACGTCGCGGCGCTTGAGCGTGTCGCCCTCACAATTCAGCGGTTTCTTGCCGTGTCCGACGACCCGCAAGAGCTTGTCGGCATCACGGCGCCAGACACGGACTCTTTCTATTTCAACGATGCAACCGCGCGAGCGGCGGCGTTTGAAGTTTGGGGAATTTAGAGCTTCGCCCGCAGGGCAAGAGCAAGCGGCCGGCTAGATGGCCGCAAATGGAGAAAAGCAAATGGCTCTCGGTTTGAACTACAGCAGCGGCGGCGGCGACTTCCTGCCCATTCTCAAGTATGACGCGCGGGCGGGGCGGTTCTTCCGCGTCGATCGCGCCGATGGCGTCAGCACGCCGGTCGACGTGACGCGCAACCTTAAAATGGTTGTCGATTTCGAGAACCTTGAGATCGGCTGGATTCACTTCGCCGCAGGCGCAGCCCCGTCGTTCACAATGGCGCCCTTCGGCGCTCCGCTTCCCGCAAAGCCGTCGCCCGATCACAAGCAAGGGCTGCGCGTGTGCGTGAAGCTGTCGGCGGAATGCGGCGGCGACGTGCGCGAACTGGCGTCTGCCGCCGGCGCGTTCCTGCGCGGCATGGACGATCTGCACACGGCCTATGAGGCTGGCAAGACGGCCAATCCCGGCAAGCTGCCCGTTGTCGTGCTGTCCGACACGCTTCCGCTCGAAAGCGGCGCGGGCGCGAAGAAAAGCACGAACTACCAACCGGTGTTCGCAATCGCCGCATGGGTCGCGCGTCCGAAAGACCTAGGGCCGAACCCGCGCAGCAACGGCGAGGCGCCGCCGGCCGCTCCTGCGCCAGCCGCCCGCCCGCCCGCTACAGGCTCGACGCAAGTCGCACCGCCCGCAGCGCGCGCGCCGGCAATGGCGGCGGCTGAAGAAGACTTCGGTTGAATGACGCAACGGGGGCGGGGGCATGATGCTTGATAGCGAAACGACATTCGACCCTGCATTCGCCGCCCCCGTCGAGTGGGCCGAAATGTACAGGCGCGCGGGGGTGCAAGTTGTCCCCGCGCCCTCGCCTATGCGGACGCGCGGCGACAAGCGGCCGGCGCTGGCGGACTGGCGGCAGTTTCAGACCGACCTCGCCAGCGACGCCGTCTTCGAGCGCTGGTTCCCGGCGTCCGCCAGGCCGAACATGGGCATGATCACGGGCGCCGCGTCCGGCAACATCGTTTGCATCGACCTCGATGATTACAACGGTCCGGAGGCGGGCGCGTGGTGGGCAGATGTCACGCTCGGCATTGAGCCTGAGACGTGGAAGCAGCGCACCGGAGGCGGCGGCCGTCAGATATTCTTTCGCCTGCCGGAAGGCGTCACAATAGGGAATTGCCGCACCGCAATAGGCGTCGACATACGCGGCCAGGGCGGCTTTGCAATGCTTCCACCTTCCCTTCACATGAGCGGCGACACGTACCGCTGGGCGGAGGGCTGCGGGCCTTGGGAAATCGAAATAGACACCGCAACGCCGCGTCTGGTCGAGGCGATCAAGGCGCTGATTGAAGAACACGGCGGCGGCCAATCGTCGCCAGCCGCGCAGCGCACGGCGTCCCCAGGCAATGAACGCGATCCTTTCGGCGCCACGATAGATGGCCGCGAAGAGAAGATGCGCAATCTGATCTGGGCGCGGCTGATCACGCTCTGGCGAGAATGCCCGATCCTTGACCCGCGCGGGATGGAAACCGAAATGGCGCGGGCTTGGGCCGATTATGAGCGCACGACCAAGACGCGGCTGCAGGGCGTGGCGAACGCCGATGGGCTTGAGCGGGAAGGGCGCGGGCTTACCGCCTTCCGAGATCACTGGACGCGGGCGCTGCGCAAGTGGGACCATGAGATCGCAGAGGAAGGGCGGAAAGAGCCGGTGGCGCCCAAGCCTGCCGCCAGCGAGCCTTTCCTGACCGCAACGCCGCCCCGCGCGTCGACGGCGGCCAACGGAATCAAAGCAACCCCTTTTGAATACATTGACCCGTCGAGCATCCCGCCGCGCGCGTGGATTTATGACCGGCACTATATCCGCAAGTTCGTGTCGACAACGGTGGCGCCGGGCGGCGTCGGCAAGACAGCCCTGAAGGTTGTTGAGGCGCTCTGCATCGCGTCAGGCGACCCGCTTCTCGGCGTCGCGCCCACCGAGCGGGCGAACGTCTGGTTCTGGAATGGCGAGGATCCGCGCGAGGAAATGGACCGGCGCATAATGGCCGCCGTGCTTCACTATGGCCTGGCGCCCGAAAAGATTGTCGGTCGGCTGTTCGTAGACACCGGGCGCGAGACGCCGATCATCATCGCAGAGAAGACGCGGGACGGAGCAATCATCAATGCGCCCGTGATCGAGCAAGTCGTCGCCACCATCAAGGCCAACGGCATCGGCGTCGTCATCATCGACCCGTTTGTGTCCTGCCATCGCGTGACGGAAAACGACAACGGCGAGATTGAACGGGTCGCGAAGGCATGGGCCCACATAGCCGACGCCACGAATTGCGCCGTCGAGCTTGTGCATCATGTCCGCAAGACGAACGGAAACGAGGTCACGGTCGAAGACGGGCGCGGCGCTGTCGCCTTGCTGGCGGCTGCCCGTGCGGCGCGGGCCATCAACCGCATGAGCGCCGACGAGGCGGCGCGGGCCGGGGTGACAGAACCGGGCCTGTACTTCCGGGCCGACAACGGCAAGGCCAACCTGGCGCCGCCTTCATCTAACGCTGCATGGTTCCACCTCGCCTCCGTGGATCTGGGGAACGATACGCCGGCGAACGCCAACGCGCCGGCGCGCCCCAGCGACAAGGTGGGCGTCGTCACCCGCTGGCAATGGCCTGACCCGACCGCCGACATCACCGCGTCCGACCTTATGGAGACACGCCGGATTGTGGCCGCCGGGAACTGGCGGGCGGACCCGCGTTCCGAGCAATGGGTCGGCTACGCCATCCTGCAGGCGCTTGGCTTTGACGACGCCTTGAACGCCAGCGAGGCGGCTAAAGGGAAGGCCAAGGCCCTTCAAAAAATGTGGACCGAAAGCCGGGCCTTGGAAGAATTCGACGCGCCCGACGAGCGCCGGAAGATGCGCAAATTCGTTCGGCCTGGACCCTTCAATGATGGCTAAGTTGAAGCTGCTCCAGTCGCAAAAAGCAACTGGAGCAAACTGGAGCAGACTGGAGCAAATTGCACCGCGCGGCCATGCTTCACCCACCCCCCCCCCTTTAGGGGGGGGGTGGAGTGGAGCACTGGAGCAAGCCGAAAAGCAACTGGAGCGCGGGACTGGAGCAGACGATGAACACGGCGAAATCAAAATCGAAGGCGCTGCCGGAATTCCAGACCGCCCCATGGCACTCGACCAATGGCCTCTACATCGCCGGCCGCGCGGAGGTTGACGACCTCGATGCGGTAGCGGTCGAGATGGAGGCCAAGTGGGGCTGCGACCGGCTGCGGTTGCTTGTGCCCGTCGAGCTTCGCGTCAAGTTCGACCGACAACGCTATCTGACCAACCACGCCATCTGGCACGGCGAGCTAGACGACGTGCGGCGCGAATGCCGGCGGATGATCACGGCCTGGCGCGCGCTTGACCGCGTGGCGACTGAGGCCGGCGCCCATACCCGCCCGCCCGAAGTCTGGGAGGTCGCGCTGTCTGACGGCGCGGTCGCGGCCATCGTGCGGGATAACCACGCCGCCCGGTCCGTGCTGGCGGATGGCCGCCACGTTCACGTCTACACCCTGGACGAGATTGGGCGGCTCATATCCGGCTTCCCGGCGCTGGCGAAGATCAAGGAAACCTTCAGGGGCGCGGCCGTGACGGGCGTTCGCACGCAAGTCGACGACCCCTTGCACGCCATCCACGACAGCAAGGAGGCGCTTGACGATGCGATCCCGTTCTGACCGGCGGACAATTGCCGTTCGCGGACGCCGGAAGGTTGTCGTGGTCGAGCGAAGGCCGATTGCCGGGCCACAGATGGCCGTAGGCGGGCTTGAGGCGCGTTCTGGCTATGTCGATATCCACAGACGTCAAAAGCCAGCCAGCGGTCTTCCTATCGCGAATGAGGTGGCGGCGGCTTTGGCGCGCAACCCGATCAGATTTCCCGCAGCATGGTTTCATGGGGGTGAGCGATGATGAGCACCAGCAGGCGAGAGAACGCGGGCCGCTACGCTCGCGTCATGGACGCGCAACATCCGGGGCCTGATCTGCCGACCGACCGGGACCGGCTCAACGTCAAGATCAGGATTGGCGCCGTTCTGGACCCCATGCCAGACCCGGACGGCAAGCGCCCGCGCCGGCAGCGTGTCGCCATCAACGTCAAGACAGACGCGCTTGAGAATGAATACAGTTATGGGCGCCTCACGGATTCCGCCTACCGGGCCGGGCGGACGTATCAGTATATCCTCGAAGTCTCACGCGGGGCGACCTCAGGCGGCATGTCCTATGAGCCGAAGGACCGGGGCAACCCGGCCACTGCGCACGAATGGGCGATTATTTCCGGCCTTGAACGGGCGCAAGACGCCGTCGATCTGGTCTATCAGGTTCGCGAAGCCGTAGGGCAGAGCGCCGAGGCGCTTCTATCGGACGTCCTTGTCGCGCTGATCACTCTGCAACAGGCCGCCCAAGCGCGCGGCTATTCCTCCAAACACGGCACGCGAAAGGTGGCAGGCGAATTCCGCGAAGCTCTTCACGACCTCGCCGGGCATTGGGATAAGGTCGGATGGCCGCTTGATGGGGCTTGACAATCGAACCCAAATCACTCTCACTTATGCTAAGTCAAAGAAATGCGCCCGGCCTTACCGCTGGGCGCTTTGCGTTTGGCAGCGGTAAAATTCACCTCACGTTCGCGCGGGGCTGCGTTTTCAAAAGAGGCCGCCGCCAGAACGACAGGCTCTTGGGGAGCCTCGCCAGCAGGGCGGTGATCGGCCGTCAACCAGTCGCCGCCCTGTACACTTCCCCGATAGCGAGGTCTCCCATGACCCTCGAAGAACGCCAGCTTGCGGCATCCCGCGACACGCGCCGTTCATCCTTCTCCGTTGTCGTAAGCAACCCGGAACCAAAGGCGCCCCGCCCGCCCCAGGCGGACGAATGCCGCTGCCCGGCGTGTCTTGGCATTCCTCCACAAAGATGGGCGCGCAGGACGCATGCAGACGGCAAGAACGAGCCGGCCATGACGCCCGCCCCCGGATAATCAAATGCCCGTTTTGAAGAACCCAAAACATGAGCGTTTCGCTCAAGAATTGGCAAAAGGTGAAACGGCTGATGAGGCCTATCAGCTTGCAGGATATTCAGAAAATCGGGGCAACGCTGTCCGTCTGAAAGCAAATGAAAGCGTGATGAAGCGGGTCAAGGAACTCCAATCGCGCGCCGCAGACAAGGCCGTCGTCACCATCCAAACACTGACCCAAGAACTCGAGGAGGCCCGCGCCCTCGCTCTCAAAGAAGGTCAGCCTTCCGCTGCTGTTTCCGCCACACTCGGCAAGGCCAAACTGCATGGCATCGGCTCCGAGACAACCCGCTTGACGGGCGCAAATGGTGGGCCTGTCGAAATGAAGGACGTTTCCGCGCGTGATCTGCTCGCTGGCAAGCTCCATAGCCTCTCTGCCGGAAAGCGAGAGGAAGGCGATACTGGCAAGCCTCACTGAGGCGCAGGCTCAAGAACTTCTCGAGGATTGGCGTTTTTGGGCGCGGCCTAATCAGATAGCCCCAGAAGGTCAGTGGCAGACGTGGCTTGCTCTTGCGGGTCGCGGGTTCGGCAAGACTGAGGCCGGGGCGCAATGGGTGCGAGAGCGCGTCAAGGCGGGCGCCCGATCAATCGCCCTTGTCGCGGAAACGCAGAAGGATCTTGAAGAGGTCATGGTCGCCCGTTTGGTGGCGATCCATCCCAGAAGTGAAGCGCCAACTGTTCGCTATCGGCCTGTCCGCCTGACGTGGCCGAACGGCGCGACGGCTTTGGGCTACAACGGCACGGAGCCGGATCAGTTGCGCGGCCCAGAGTTTGATACTGCTTGGGTCGATGAGCTTGCGAAATATCGCTACGCTCGCGAAACGTGGGACATGTTACAGTTCACGATGCGCCGAGGCGATCCCCGGGTCTTCGTGACGACAACGCCACGGCCTATTCCGGTTATCAAGGAAATTCTTGCTGACCCGTCAACAGTTGTGACGCGCGGCTCCACTTTCGACAATGCCGAAAACCTGCCCGCCAAATTCCTCGCTCAACTGCGCGACAAGTACGAAGGAACCCGCCTCGGCCGGCAGGAGCTGAACGCCGAAATTCTAGACGATGTGCCCGGCGCGCTCTGGACTCGGGCGATGCTCGACGCCGCCAAGGTGCGTTCTGCCCCCGACATGGTGCGGGTTGTGGTCGCGGTCGACCCTTCCGGCACAAAGGGCAAGGACGACGCGGGCGATGAGGTCGGAATCGTGGTCGCTGGCAAGGGCGTGGATGGCCTCGCCTATCTGTTGGCGGACATGACGTGCAAACTCTCCCCGGACGGCTGGGGGCGGCGCGCGGTCGAGGCATATCGGCAATACAATGCTGATCGGATCGTCGCGGAGCGCAATTTCGGCGGGGCAATGGTCGAGACTGTGATCAGGGCCGCAGACCCTTCGGTCGCCTACAAAGAAGTCACTGCCTCGCGCGGCAAGATCGCACGGGCCGAACCTGTCGCGGCGCTATACGAGCAAGGCCGCGTGAAGCATGTCGGCATGATGCCGGAACTTGAGGACCAGATGTGCGCCATGGCGCCGAGTGGATACTTGGGCGATGGCTCGCCTGATCGCATCGACGCAGCGGTCTGGGCGATTACTGAATTGATGCTTTCGGCGCAGCCTGCGGCGCCCGTCTTCTCCACATACGGGGCCGCCCGCTAATGGCTGATAACCAGACAAAGCCTGACACGCCTTCGTCCGATCACAGGGCGATGCTGCCCTATTGGGATATGGTCGAGACGATCCTTGGCGGGTCTGCGGCCATGCGTATGGCGGGCAAGAAGTATTTGCCGAAGTTCCCGAACGAAACCGAGGCCGATTACAAGTTTCGCGTCGAAACGGCGAAGTTCACAAACATCTACCGCGACATCGTGGAGAACCTGGCCGCGAAGCCCTTTTCCAAGGAAGTCGCTATCGTGGATGGAACCGCGTCGACGACCGTTCAGGAAACCGCCGAAGACATCGACGGGCAGGGCAACAACCTCAACGTCTTCGCGGGGCGCGTCTTTTTCACCGGCATCAATGATGCGGTGACGTGGATCTTCATCGACAAGCCCCCGGTCCCTGAAGGCGCCAGCCGTGCGCTCGAGCGTGAAATCGGGGCAAGGCCCTATTGGGTCCATGTCCCGGCCAAGCGCATGCTGGCGGTCTATTCGGACGTCATCAACGGCAAGGAAGAATTCGTCCACGCCCGCATCTATGAGCCGGAAACCGTGCGCTCCGGGTTTGGCGAGCGGACCATCAAGCGCGTGCGCGTGCTGAATCGCGAACCTCTTAAGGAGGGCGGCTACGGCCCGGCGACGTGGGAGGTCTTCGAAGAGCGCGACAACGCGAACCGTTCGGATCGTGAATGGGTCCCCATCGCGCGAGGCGTCATCGCGATTGGCGTCATTGCGATTGTCCCCTTCGTCACCGGACGGCGAAAGGAAGGCTCATGGCAGTTCTTCCCGCCGATGCAGGACGCGGCCTATCTGCAGGTGGAACACTACCAGCAGGAAACCAACCTCAAGGCGCTGAAGGAGCAAGCCTGCTTCCCGATGCTGGCGGGCAACGGCGTCACGCCTCCCATGGATGGCGACAAGCCGGGAATTGTTCCGGTCGGGCCGAAAACCGTTCTATTCGCCCCGCCCAACAGCGACGGCGCCCATGGCGCTTGGCAGTTCATCGAACCAAGCGCGCAATCGCTTCGCTTCCTCTCTGACGACATCAAGGCGACGGAGCAACAGCTTCGCGAACTAGGCCGCCAGCCGCTGACCGCGCAGACCGGAAACCTGACCGTGGTGACGACTGCCTTTGCAGCCCAGAAGGGCAACAGCGCGATTCAGGCGTGGGCGTTGAACCTCAAGGATGCGCTTGAACAGGCGCTCATTCTCACGTGTCGCTGGCTGGGCGATACGTCCGAGCCCGAAGTCACGGTTCACACGGATTTCGCGATTGAAATGGAAAGCGAGCGGGCGCCCGAATTCCTCCTGGCGATGCGCAAAGAGCGTGAGATCAGCCGCAAGGCTCTCATCATCGAAGCCAAGCGCCGCGACTTCCTCTCGCCTGAATACGACGAAGAGGCCGATCTGGAAGCCATTCTGGCGGAATCGCCGGGTGAGGACACCGACGCCGACCTGAGCGCTTCAATGACGCCGGGTTCGCGCAATGAGCCGGGCGACACGCGCGCGCCGGTCAACTGATCTGGCAACGCAGAACGGAATTGCCTGCCAAGCGGATGCGCGGCGGGTGCAACGGCGCTGATGCGCCAAAGGCAAGGGCGGATGCCCGGAAAGTACGGCAATGAAACTCAAGCTAGTAACAGTGGAAGGCAAGACTTACGCAGAAGTGCAGGACGGCAAGCCGGTATTCACGGCGGATGATGGGCGCGAAATCGCTTTCGACGCCGCCGGAACAATCGCGACGATCTCGCGTCTGAATGGTGAGGCCAAGGGCCACCGAGAGGCCAAGGAAGCCGCTGAAGCAAAGCTCAAAGCGTTTGATGGCATCACGGACCCGTCAGCCGCAAAAGATGCGCTTGACAAGATCAGAAACATCGACGCGAAAAAGCTCATTGACGCGGGCGAGGTTGAGAAGGTCAAGGCCGAGGCGATCAAGGCGGTCGAAGAGAAGTATTCAAGGATTGCGCAAGAGCGCGATGCCTTGAGGTCCGACCTCTACAAAGAGCGCGTCGGCGGTCAGTTCGCCCGCTCCAAGTTCATCAATGAAAAGGCTGCGGTTCCCGCCGACATCATGCAGGCGCGGTTCGGCTCCCACTTCAAGGATGAAGACGGCAAGGCCGTCGCCTACGACGCATCCGGCAACAAGATTTATTCTCGCGCAAAGCCCGGCGAACCCGCCGACTTTGACGAGGCGCTCGAAATCCTTGTCGACCAGTACCCCTATAAGGACATGCTCCTGAAGGGGACCGGCGGCGGGTCCGGCGCACGCCCCGGCAACGGCGGCGGCGCTGGCGGAAAGTCGATCAGCCGGTCGGAATTCGACAAGCTTCCGCCCGCTGATCAAATGACGAAAATCAAGGAAGGCGTTTCTGTTCTCGACGCCTGATCTTAAAGGCAATGCACGGCTGATGTTCTGGATGGAACGCAGCGCACCGGGCTGGATGGCCCTCGATCAATCAACCTTCATGAACTTCTGAAAGGGCCATCCAATGGCAAACACGCTCACGGGTCTTTACCCTATCATCTACAACGCAATGAACGTCGTCTCGCGCGAGCGCGTCGGCATGATCAACGCCGTCTCTTTGGACGCCCAGGCCGCACAGGCTGCAGTCGGCCAGACCGTGCGCTCTCCCGTTGTCGGCGCTATGTCGGCGGGCAACATCACGGCGGCTGCAACGGCTCCGGCGGGAACGGACCAAACGATCAACTACGTTGATATTTCGATTACGAAGGCCCGCAAGGTTTCGTTCAACCTGACCGGCGAAGAAGAGCGCGGCCTTGGCCCGAACAACGCGCCGATTGCGCAGCAGCGCTTCGCGCAGGCCATGCGTACACTCAGCAACGAAATGGAAGCGGATCTGACTGCCCTCTATGTCCACGCCTCGCGCGCGGATCGTGTGGGCACCGCCGGCACCACGCCGTTCGGCACCGCCGACGACTTCACGCAGCTCACCGACGCCCTCGCCATCCTTGACGAGAACGGCGCCCCGATGAGCGACCGTCATGTCGTTCTCGGCTCTGCGGCCGTGGCCCGACTTCTCGGTAAGCAGCCCGGCATGTTCAAGGTGAACGAGGCCGGTGACGCCATGGCCCGCCGCAATGGCGAGCTGCAGCCCCTGTTCGGCGCGGAGTTCCATCACTCCGGGCAGGTCAAGGCGCACACCAAGGGCGCGGGCACGGGCTACGACGTCGACCTGACGGCGGGCTATGTCGTGGGCGACACCACGATCCACCTCGACGGCGGCACGGTGAATTCGACCGGCATCAAGGCGGGCGACGTGATCACCTTCGCCGGCGACACGAGCCGCTACATCGTGGGCACCGGTACGACGGAAATTGAGGCTGACATCATCCTCAACGATCCGGGCCTTCGCGCCGCGCTCGCGGATACGGTCGAAGCCACGATCGGCAACAGCTACACGGCGAACATGGTCTTTACCCGTGACGCCTTCCAGCTTGCTACGCGCGTTCCGGCCATCCCGACCGGCGGCGACGCGGCCGACGATCGCATGATCGTGACGGACCCGATCTCGGGCCTCTCGTTCGAAGTCGCGGTCTATCGTCAGTATCGCCAGGTGTCCTACGAAGTGGGCATCTGCTGGGGCGTCAAGGCGGTCTCCGGCCGTCACGCTGCGATCCTGCTCGGCTAATAGGGGCCGCGCTTCATATCGCCGGGGGCGTCCGCGCCCTCGGCTTTTCAACAGGAGACGCCAGTGTCGAGCCTTCCGACGGTGCGAGTTAAGCGCGATGGGCCGAAGGGCTCGCGCATCATCAATCTTTCCAGTTTCAACCCGGAAATCCACGAGCCGGCCGACGATGAGGCGCGCGCGCTTGTCGCCCACCTCATGACGGCCAAGGGCGAGACTTCAAGCGGCGCTCCGCTCATCGACATTCCCGGCGATTGGAAGTCGCTGCACTGGAAGACCCGCGTTTCGCTCGCTGAAAAGCTGAATGGCGACGCCGTTCTGACGCCTGCCGAAGGCCAGACGCAGGCCGACGCGGCCGACGCCGTGATCGAAGCGGAACTCGCGCGCCGCGCCGCTTAAGAGGATTTCAGCCATGGCGTTGACCGTCGAAGATGGAACCGGCCTTACGGACGCCGACAGCTTCGTTTCGGTGGCCGAATGCGACGCCTACCACCTGGCGCGCGGCAACACGACATGGACCGGCTCAGACAGCCTTAAGGAGGCTGCGCTGCGCCGCGCCAGCCTGTTTCTGTCCAACGCCTACCCGTGGCAGGGCTGGCAATTCCGGCCCCGCCTGCAGGCCCTTGCATGGCCGCGCGGCGGCGTGGTCGATCAGGACGGCTTTGATGTTCGCTCGGACGAGGTTCCGGTCGAGATCAGGCATGCGACTTGTGAAGTTGCTTTGCGCGAACTCGTATCGC